GAACATTTGAAGAAGACTATCCTCTTATGGAAAAAGAAAAGTACATCTATGAGTCACCTGATGGTGGCAAAACTGTTACTAGAAGAAAACCTTTTAGTGATAAGAGAGAAGTAATTCAAGGAGACTACTTCGAGGAAATAACTTGGAGTGATGTTGAAGATAAAAGGGATAAAGACCTTGATTGGATTGCAAAGAGTGGTGGATTTGAGTGGACGCCAGGTTCACCATGGCCACCAGAGGTTCCTGATGAGGAAGCATGTAATGGTGACGATTATACCGAAGCCTTTGATTATATGATGGGTCAGGAGCCATTAGGTTATGGGAACACTGCTGAAATATCGGAAGATATAGAACACTCAAAGTATTGGTATGATTACACTCGTAATGATCCCGATAGACCAAATCCTTTTGGTGCTGATTATCTCGCTGATGTAGATGATCAAAGAGCTCATCACTTTGGACAAAATACAGTTCCACCATACATAACCAAAACATTTAAGTATGAGGAAGATGCAATTCTTAAACAAGCTGAGGATTATATCGCCAAAACGTACGAATTGCACTATACTAGTGATAAGGGTAACTATCAAACCCTAGATCTTATAGAAAGTATTGGAGATGCTGAAGCATTTTGCCGATCCAATGCGATCAAATATCTTTCAAGATTCGGCAAAAAAGATGGTAAGAATAAAAAAGATATTCTAAAAGCCATTCACTATTGTACACTCCTACATCATTTCTCTTTTAATGACGACAGCAACTAAACTACCGATGAAACTTTCAGATAGAACTATCAACCTACTTAAGAACTTTGCTTCTATCAATCAATCAATATTATTCAAGCAAGGTAAACAACTTCGCACCATAAGTGTGATGAAAAACATTCTTGCAGAAGCTAATATAGATGAAGATTTTCCACAAGAGTTTGGAGTCTATGACTTATCTCAGTTTCTAAATTCTCTAGGATTATTTCAAGAACCCGAACTTAATTTTACAGGACAGAGTTTTGTAAATATCAAAGAAGGAAAACAAAGATCTAAGTATTTCTTTGCTGACCCAAGTGTCATAGTTTCACCACCTGAGAAATCAATCACACTGCCTTCTGTAGATGTAGAGTTCACACTCAGAAGTTCTCAACTTGATCGTTTACTTAAAGCTGCTGGAGTCTATCATCTAACAGACCTATCTGTAGTTGGCGATGGTAAAGAAATCAAAATGGTTGTATTAGATCGTAAGAATGATACTTCTAATGACTTCTCTATTATTGTTGGTGAAACTGACAAGAAATTCTCTATGAATTTCAAGGTAGAGAACATCAAGATTGTGCCTGGCACATATGAAGTTAAGATCTCTCGTAAACTTTTATCACAGTTTAAGTCTGCTGAGTATGACCTAACTTACTATATAGCCCTAGAACCTGATATTACATGGGAGGCCTAATTTTGTTTTTTGCATCAAATCCATCTGTATATACTTTGCCTGGCACATGGCAAGCACAGCCAGAAGTATTGTACGATCCTACATTCCTCCTAGCATCAGCCGCATTTATATTTGTTACCGCAGCAGTTATATCCACAGTAGCTATTAAACGCAAACGGAAACTTAATTAATGAATGAAAGAATTTGATTATGACCTCGATTACAAAGAGCTTGACTTTTCAATTAAAGAAAATCGCAAACTTTATCGTATTGGAAGGGGAGAACAGGGAGTATTATTGGTTCGCCCTTATACTAACATTATTTGTAATTATTGGAGATTCAAAACTCCTAAGATAGCAATTCAATCTGCAAACAAAATCTTCAGCCTTTACCTAGATTATAGGGATGCTGGAGATTTTATTGGTATGGATATGTGCCGTAAATTTCTAGAGATGGGATTTACCAGAGCAAGAAGATATGCCAATCATAACTCAGGCAGAAAATATAAGAAGGGAACGAGAGAAATTCTACCTCAAGAAGAAGATCATATGACAAGTAAGTATGCTGAGTCTGCCAGAATATTCAAACATGTCAGAGACATTGTTGCAAAATCTGAGGATTATGTTAGAATGAGAAAGGAATGGAGAGCATCTGAATGAACATCTTTGTAACTGACCCATCACCAACTCTATCTGCACGTTGCTTACCTGACAAACATATTGTCAAGATGCCCTTAGAAACATGTCAAATGTTATCTATTGTGTGTTCTGAGAAATGGGGTCATGGGTATGGAGAGTTACACCGTATCAATGGTGAACCATACAAAACAGAGAAGGGTGCATTTCGCAATCATCCCTGTACAATCTGGGCAAATGCTTGTCTAGAAAATACATGGTGGTTACTTGCACATGGTCTTGCTCTATGTAATGAATATTCTTGGCGCTATGGTAAGATTCATAGTTGTGAGAAAACATTAGAAGAAGCAACAACTATTATTCCTTCCGCACCACCACCATACATACCAAAATCATTTACTTTCGCAGGGCCAGATGAGTTTAAATATGACACAAGCATTGACACTTTTACTGCTTACAAACGTTATATATCGAGCAAACCTTGGGCTGCATCTAATTATCTTCGTGACCCATCCAAGAAACCGAATTGGTTATGAAGCACATTCTATTTGAATTAGAAGGTTGTCCCTTTCCAACTTTGAATGATGAAGAGCATATAAAATTCTGTTTGTTTCATGCATCAGAAGCATCACATTCAAAAGTTCTTAAAGTAGAAACTCAAAAGTTTGTACCACAGGGTGTTACAGGATTTGCTTTATTAGCAGAAAGTCATTTAAGTATTCATACATGGCCAGAAAAAGGTGTTGCATATTGTGACATTTTTACTTGTGGTGAACAATGTCAACCAGAAAGTGCAGTAGAATATTTAAGTAAGTGGTTATCATCCACAAACACTAAATCTAAATGTTATGAAAGAATTTGATTATGAACTCGATTACAAGAGACTTGATTTTACAGACGAGGAAACTCGTAAACTTTATCGTATTGGAAGGGGAGAGCAAGGAGTTCTACTGGTTCGCCCTTATACTGACGATATCTGTGCTCATTGGAGATTTAAGACACCAGAGATTGCAGTAGAATCTTCTAATCATATCTTCGGCATGTATCTAGATTACCGAGATGAAAAAGATTTCATCGGTATGGATATGTGTCGTAAGTTTTTAGAGATGGGTTTCACTAGATCAAGACGCTATGCTAACCATAGAGATGGTAAGAAGTATAAGGATGGTGAAGTCTTACCACAAGAACCAGACCATGCTACGTGTGATTTTGCTAAGAGTGCTAAAATATTTAAAAAAGTTCGTGATATAGTTGCAAAAAATAATACATATGTTAAAATGAGAAAAGAATGGAGATCTAAAGAATGATAGGAAGTGAGATGTATGCCATAAGAGATTTATTACTCTCTTGCCCACCTGTATATACATTGCCTGGTACATGGACTAAATGTAATGCACTCATACCACATTACAATGCAGATCCTAATATGACATTAGGAATATCAGTAGCAGTTATTACTGTTGTTGTTAGCAGGGTTTGGTATATACAAAGGGTTCTTTGACAATAAAGAGTTAGCAGATCCTTGGGATGATCATGACGATTAAATTGGTAAAGTTTTTAATAATATTGTCAGGAACTGTATGTTTCTTTCAAACAATTTCTTTATATGAATAATGAAGATAGCACTTATAACAGATCAACATTTAGATGGACGTAAGGGTTCTCTTCCGTTCTGGAATTACTGGCAGAAATTTTATGATGAAATATTTTTCCCTACTCTTGAACGAGAAGGTATCACCACAGTCTTTGATCTTGGCGACACATTTGATAATAGAAAGTCTGTGGATTTTAATACTCTTAATCGTATTAAAACAAATTACTTTGACAGACTTGAGAAGTATGATGTACACATGATTCTTGGAAATCATACTACGTACTATAAAAATACTAGTAAGATTAATTCACCAGAACTTCTTTTAGAAACCTATAATAACATTTCCATATACAAGGACGTACAAGAACTTGAGATTGGTGGTAAAAAATTCTTGATGCTACCTTGGATTAACTCTGATAATAAAGAGATGTCATTACAAACAGTAGCAGATTCAAATGCTAGTATAGTCTGTGGTCATCTAGAAATAAATGGATTTGAAGTTACACCAGGTATGAGATTTGATCATGGTGGTTTAGATATGTCTGTGTTTAAAGATTATGATCGTGTTTGGTCTGGACATTTTCATCATAGATCAAAGGTAGGAAATATCCAATACTTAGGTAATCCTTATCAAATGTTTTGGAATGATTATAAAGATCAAAGAGGATTTCATATCTATGATACTGAAACAGATAGACTTAGATTTATTAAGAATCCATTTGAGATATTTCAAAAGGTTTACTATAACGACTTAGATAACGATTACTCAAATTTTGATGTAGATTTATTTAAAGACAATTTTGTAAAAATTATTGTTGAAGAGAAACGTAGCTACACTCAGTTTGAAGAGTTTGTTGAAAAACTTTACCGCACAGGAGTTCATGATGTTAAGATCGTTGAAACATTGGTTGACATAGATGCGGTTGATGATGTAGACTTGGATATAAAGGATACTCTCACACTACTAAGTGAGTACATAGATGAAATTGATTTGTCTGTAGATAAAACCGATCTAAAAAAATTAATGCAATCCCTATACATAGAATCATGCGAGGTAGTATAATCTATGTTTATCATCACTCTCAAGGGACATCCACAGGGAATATACTCTGTGTTTGATTCAAAAGACGAACGTATAGTTCCTCTATTTGTAGAGGAAGATGATGCAGATCGTTATGTTATGGCTCTAGAAGAAGATGAAGAGAATCCAGAATTAGAAGTGTTAGAAACAGAAGCAGATTTCATTATCAATTCTTGTAGAGCACAAGGTCAGAAGTTTTCTATTATAACTCCTGATGATCTTATTATACCACCTGATGAAGTAACTAAAGAATGATTGTTTTTGAAAAAGTTCGTTGGAAGAACTTCCTCTCTACAGGGAATGTCTTTTCAGAGATAGATTTGCAGCGTTCTAGAACAAATTTAATTGTAGGACACAATGGATCTGGTAAGTCAACCATCTTAGATGCGTTGACATTTTCTCTCTTTGGGAAACCATTCAGAAAAATTAGTAAGAGTATGCTAGTTAATAGTGTTAATGAAAAAGACACTATGGTTGAAGTAGAATTTAGTATTGGAAAGAATAGTTATCAGGTAATTCGTGGTATCAAACCTAATAGGTTTATGGTGTATTGTAATGGTCAACCGTGGGATGAGGATGCTAAGGCAGTAGATCAACAAAAGAATTTAGAACAGAATGTATTGAAGATGAACTTTAAGTCATTCACACAGATTGTGGTGTTAGGATCTAGTACCTTTGTGCCTTTTATGCGTTTGCCTGGTCAACAACGTAGGGAAATTATTGAAGATATATTAGACATTCAAGTTTTCTCTGTAATGAATAGCAGATTAAAAGATAAGATAAGAGAAAACAACGAAGAAATCAAAGATTTAGATTATCAACTGCATCTTCTGGAAGAGAAGATAGAACTCCAGAAACAATATATGTTAGAGTTGAAAAAGAAAACAGATGCAGAGATTGATAAAAAGAAAGAAAAGATAAAGGAATATCAGCAAGAAGAAGAAAGTTCTTTAGGAAATATTCGGGATCTTACAGATCAAGTTACAAATCTCTCAACAGAGATGGAAGAATACTCTAAGAGTTCTAGTAAGTTAAAGAAATTAAATACATTTCTTATAAAATTAAATCAAAAATTACAGACATGTAAGAAGGAACATGAATTTTTTGAAGACAATCATGTATGTCCCACATGTACTCAAGATTTATCTGATGAGTTTAGAGCAGACAAGATAGAAGAAGGCAAGACTAAACTTGATGAAATGAATATAGGGTATGAAGAACTACAAACTGCAATCAAAGATGAAGAAGAAAGAAATGAAAAGTTTTTAGAATTAACACAAGAAGTCAATACAAAAAATACCACTATAACAAATATCAATTATCAATTGATGAGTATTAGAAATAATATTGATGAGATTAGTAAAGAAATAAAAGAACTAGAAGGGTCTACACCTGATAAAAAAGCAGAGTTTGTTAAGTTAGAAGGATTGATAGAAGACAAGAAAGTAACAAAGAAAAATTGTGTAGTAAGTAAAAAGGATCGTGATGTATTACAGGTTGCTACAACTCTATTGAAAGACAGTGGTATTAAGACTAGAATTATCAAGACATATCTTCCTACCATGAACAAACTGATTAATCAGTTCTTACAAAGTATGGATTTTTATGTCAATTTTACTCTCAATGAGAACTTTGAGGAGACTATTAAGTCTAGATACAGAGACGTATTCTCATATGAAAGCTTTAGTGAAGGAGAGAAAGCTCGTATAGATATCAGTCTATTGCTGACTTGGAGATCTATTGCTAAACTAAAGAATAGCGTTGACACTAACCTACTTATTTTAGATGAAATCTTTGACGGATCGCTTGACCAGTCTGGTACTTCTGATCTTGGTTGGATCTTACGTAACTTTGATGATAATACAAACGTATTTGTTATCTCACACAAAACTATTTTAGATGATAAGTTTGATCGTACCATTACTGTTAACAAGGATAAAAATTATTCTACTTTAGAGGAGACAGTTCACGAAGTGACACATGCACTGGTTGGCTAAGTAAATTTTTAGTGTATACTAAAGTATACCAATCAACAAATCAATGTCTCAGAAAGAAATCAAAGGAAATTCGAATTTAGAGATCCATTATGGCAATTCTAGAAATATTCTTCGCGCTTGTGATTATGCTGTCATAACCTCTGGAACAGCATCATTGGAGGCAGCACTTTGTAAAATTCCAATGATTGTTATCTATAAAACAAATTTTTTAAGTTATATGATTTTATCAAGACTCATCAAGACAGAATTTATTTCTTTACCAAATATATTAAAAAAGAAAAAAATCGTTGAGGAACTTATACAAACAAAGGTCACTAAAAAAAATCTTGTTAGTGAGTTAGAGGCCTTAATGAATAAAGATCATCATGACTTATTGAATGATTATAAGAAAATTCATAGTTCTTTAATAAATT